ATCAGGTCGTACTTGAAATCCATCTCACGGATCGTCCCGACGTTGACGGGACACTTGAAATTATCGAAGCGTAGCTTCCGCGGCTGCGGTCCATCGTAGATAACTTTCTCGTCCCAACCATCCCCTGCGTACGTATGTTCCATCTCGTGGACCCAAGGGGTCTTCATCACGCTCGTGCCGAGCCGGATCGTCTCGCCGAACCACTGTTCGTATTCTTGATACAGGTTCAATTCGTCCGGTTCCAGCGCGGCCCATTGTAGAAATTCCTCCACAGTATCGCGCAAATTTTCTGGCACCTGTTTACCGAAATCACCGAGCAATTTCGTGGTCCACATCGGTTTGGTCTTAAAAACCGCTGCCATAACGCGGGCGAGCAACGTGTCGGCGTGTATCGCGATAATCGGCACGACGAGATTCGACGCTCCCTGCCACGGGAAAGATCGCTCAGGCATCGCCGGCGTAGCTTCATACGCCTTGCGCCACTTGACGATGCCGTCTAAACCGTGCAGACGCGTAAGTCCCATCCGAATCGACTCGACACGATCTTTCAGATAGCGCTTGAATCGCTCGTGCGACGGGGAACCGAGCGCTAGCCGGAACGGAATGGGAACGACAGGCATTTAACGCTTCGCCTTCTTTTTCCGCGCGCCGCCGGACTTGCGCGCTTGTGACATCGCAATAGCGATAGCTTGCTTCTGCGGATATCCGCTGTGCCTCAGCTCGCTGATATTCGCTGATTTGACCTTGTTCGATTTGCCTTTTTTCAGTGGCATATATGTGTTGCTCCTAGCAACATAAATGTTTAGTGACTCCAGCGCGATGTCGCGCTCGGTTGCGAAAACGAGCCATAACCGTACGAGTAAGCCTGTCCAACACGCGAAGCGCCGGCCTTGTTCGCCGCGAGCATGTCGCTAACCGACGCATCGTCAATCGGTGACTGGACGCACTGAGGAGCATACGCGAACGCATCGAGCTGGTCCTTATAACGTCCATTCGGAAACGTCTGATACTCCGTCACGAAATCGACCTGGCTTCGCTGGAGCCACAACCTTCGGCCTTCGGCAATCGGGGCTATCACGTTGCGTATGCGGAACTCCTTACGACGTGAAATCTCGCCATTCCCCAGATCGACCTCCCCGCGCAATTCCTCGATGCGCAGCGAATAACCACGCGTCGCACACATCGTTTCGATATGATGCGCTATGTATTTCTGTGCCGCTACAGTTTCCACTCCGATTTTCCACAGCTTGTATTTCTGAGCCAGATCGAAGATCTTATTGTAAAACGTGTCGTACGACGCTGCTTGTGCCCAGGTTTCTAGCAGGTAAAAGTTATGCTCCGAATCGACGCCGATCACCAGAATGGCGTGTCTGCACCGTCCCATCGATTGATTCCCGCTGTGATTCGGATCGACAACCATCGTCAGATTCAAGCCGGACTGACGTATATCCTCCCGCACTATCCCGTCCTCGACCTCCCGCTCGATCCTGAACCGACCGTTCATTTGCCACTCCAGCTTAAAATAGCGAAGCCACTCGACGCGGAAATCTGCATCCTCGGGCGCGGCCGGATTGTTCAGAAACTGGCATGAGAATTTATAGTTACCCAATCTACGACGGCGCGCCAGCAGCTTATCTAGCGAGAATTCTTCTGGGAAGATTGGAGTGTCTGGAGGATGAGCATCACAGCATCCTCCAAGTGCCGAATGCGACTCGATACGGAACTCAGGCTCATGCTCACGTATATGAGAATTAAGATCAAAATAACCCCACCGATTGCCGATAACAAGCTCATCCAGCTCATGGTTCGGATCCTCGGCTTCAAATATACCGACGAGCAATTGATGATAATCGATAGCCTTCTGCATCAACATCTGCGATTCGGCTTCCTTGATGCCAATCAGATCGTCCTGAATAACGATTCCCGTATAGTGTGCGGACTGAACCGCGTTCCCAACACCATAGAAATCAAATGTACCTTCCCCATGCGCTCCGCCGATTGATCCGCGCGTTCGCCTGACATGCAGAGATCTATCTCCCCAGGTGCAGTCCGTGTCCGGCAGTGTTTCAGGGAACAAGGTTCGATACAAAGCGTTACTCTCATAATGCCATCGTATCTTCTTACCCAGTTTAATCGCATTCGCCAAATTACTCGACACCAACATATTACGCACATCAGGATTGTGACAACGGCGCATCCATCTAATAAACTCGTCACCATATCCTTGGCTCCTCAGATCATCCTCATCCTGCTGCCCGAAGGGCAACGCGCGCCACATCGATAGACCTTCGGTCGCGCACGTTGATTTGAAATGATCCCTGGGTATTTCAATCACGTCCTTCAAGTGCCATCGCTCGAACGATCGGCACAGCGGTAGATGCAATTTCTGCGTAAGCCTGCGACGGCGCAACGTATTCCGCACGAAAAAGAACAGCGATCCTAAACTGTTCAACCTCATCACCCGAAGGGTGATAGCCGAGTCTGTGATGCCATCAAACGGGATGAACTGGAACTGTTGCACAGTTATTTCTCGTACTGGCTTTTCGTCGGTTGCGCGGCGCGTCGCCTAAACCACGACCACAAGGCCCAGATGATCGCAATCACCGCGCCACCTATGCCTTCGTTTTCCATGATATGGGTCCAATCGCATTGAAACATTATCTAGAACCTCCCTTATGCGTAGCACGCGCCGTAGGCGTGGGGAAATCATCCGGGTAGCAGGTGCGGGCGTTAAAGTTCTTGATGTTGGGATAGCTCACGATGCCCACGCCGGGGTTAGTCACCGTCCCAGGACTCGAAATCCTCCAAAACTCAAACCATCCATTAGCTAGATTGGACGCCATTAAGATATAAAGTCCATTCCAACCCGCTGGCTCTACTCCAGATATAGCTACAGTGCCTCGTATAGGAATGTTATGAGAACCTTCTGTCACAGTAAGTCTAGCGGTTGTACCAGTGTATGTGATCGACTGCACATGGTAGGTTTGCTGCCGAGACTGATCTATCGGTGAGTTAGCCAGACATATCTGAGACGGTATCTGGTAGCTCAAGCCAGCCCTGCCATCACACCTCACAGCAGCTAGAGGATCGGTAGGGCTGATTGTCGCCGCACAGGTTCCATTCAGCGCAGAATCACCACCTCCTGAACCGTTCGCAGCATCCACATCGGGACCGATAGCTGGCCATCCTGGCTCACCCCAGTGCGTACGCCAAAACGTAGGCTTCTGATTCAGGTAAAGCGAAGCTGGAAGCGGCGGCTGCCCCGCCTCGACATCTCCCTTGGTGGGCACAGGGTTGTAGTTGGCGAAAGTAGTAGTGATAGCAGGAATCTCCGAATACTCGCCCAGAGTGGCGTCGATCTGGATGTTCGACAGTTCCGCAGAACCTGAGCCAGGACCACAACTGTTGCCTTGAACAATAATGCCGGCCGCGCCTGTAGGTGGATTACCCCAATCTGATCCTCGACCCGTGATGAACATTTCCGTACCAGGAGCAATCGTCTGGGCACCAGTTAGAACGAAATAGCCCGAACCCCCGGCTCCGCTGGAATTGTTGATCCGTACCCAGCAGCGAGTCCCACTACCGCCGCTTATGGCTGCTGCTGGGGCGCTCACAAACTTCACATCAACCAAACCCCTACATCTCGTAGACCAGTTGGTGTTCGAAGAGTTGCCGCACCAGCGCGTGCCGTTGGTAACAATGTCCCAGTTGCCCCATCCCAAAGCTGAGTCTATGCTCAAGTAATCAAGGTTCAGCCAACCGATTAAGTTGCCGGTCATGTTGCCTGTGTTGTTCGTACCGTTCTGCCAGAGTCCTCTGCCTATCCACCACAGATCCCGCACCGGAGTGCCGTTGGGATGTCCTGCTGTCGAAGTCCCCGCGACATTGCCAACAACGTTGGTTGTCCGGTTGAAGGCATAGTTGATAAATCCGCGCAGGTTGGCGTTCTTGGTGGGGATATCCTGGGAGCGCATCCGGTTGCGGTAGATCGTCGCCGGTCCCATCGCAGGTCCGTGAGTTGAGTCAATATTGACTGAAGTGACGTTGTTACCTTCCGATAGCAAAGCGGCAGTAGCAGCATGAGGCTGCATCAGAGCCTGCATGTTGTTCAAGCCCGCGCCATCCCCGAAGGGCGCATCATGGGCGTAGCCATAAGACCAGACCGAGCCGACACTGCCCCCAGCCAGGAAGCAGCCCACCGTGTGACTACAGAAATTGTTCTGGATCAAAGTGAACATGGCACCGACACCCACCTCGATGCCGTAGTTTTGCATTCCTGAGCCTTTGGCTCCCCACAGATAGTTGTCCTCCAGGCTGGCCTGCAAGGAACGTCGAACCCATAGCTGGTTGCGGTTGCCTTCGATGCCCCGTGTACCCTTAATCCAGCAGCGCACGGAGTTGATCAGCACCATCCCATATTGGGCGGTATTCGAGCCTTTCGTGTTCTCGATGGTCAGCTCTTCAATGCCGTCCCCCACAGCCATCCTGCCCGACCACCAGATGGTGGGACTCCGCTCTGGCCGCCAGTTGCTCAAAATTATGGGTGGATAAATGGAAATTTGATTGGCCTGTAAACCATCCGCCGTGCCTATACCCGTTATGTAGTGAACTTCCGCCTGACTGCGCTGCCCGATTTCCCCTGACTCGCAATCAGCGG